AAGGAGACAACTGGTATGTTTCTGGTGGTCCTATCACAACTGCACCTGACGGTGGAGAGTCTTCAACAGACTTCATTGGATATCTTGGTGGTTCTGTTGACGTAACCGAAGCAGTTGGAGTATACGGAGAGTTTTCTCTACAGACAGCAGACGCTGCTGATAACGCATACGGTGTTAAGTTAGGAACAAAATACACATTCTAACTATATAAGAATGTAATAACATGGAGGGTATTACACCCTCCTTTTCTTTTTCAATTTTTCAATGAAGACACCAGGAAATACAGCAATCTATACCAGAGACGGTTGCCCTTACTGCACAAAAATTAAAGAGGTTTACAAATCAAAGGGTTGGGTGTATGCTGAGTATAAGCTCAACTCAAACTTCACCAGAGAGCAATTCTATAGTGAGTTTGGCAGAGGAGCAACCTTCCCCCAAGTAATAATCTCTGGACATAAAATGGGTGGTTGCACCGAAACTGTAAAATACTTAAGAGAAAACACCTACCTGTAATGCAAAAGAATACTGAAGAATTGTATACTCTCGTAGACAGAGCACTAGACGAAGCGATGGTCAATCAGAGATTTCTATTCAAGATGTATCCGTATTTAAAAGCACAAAAATGGACACGAAGAGAAGTTAATGACTTCATTGAGTCCTCTGTAGCAGCAGAACTTAGTAACGCTGTGCTAGAGTTGGAAGGTTATATCAAGGGTGGTGATGCACAACTTAGGGAGTCTTATGGACACATCCCTAAACCAAAAGCAAGAAAGATAAAGGATTATCTTTACTCCATTCTAGAGGACGCTTGGAAGTATCATGCCGAGCGAAAACCTGGCAGAAAAAAAGTTACTAAATAAAGTACATAGTCGGAGGTAGCCCATGCAAGAATTAGAATTCATTTACATGGCATTCTTCCTAACCGTCGGAGCATTCCTCTTGGGAGCCATAATATCGTGGAATCTCAAGGGGATTTTTGATGAGTGGGTAGAGAAAGCAGATTACGCTGCTGTTACTATACACCCTGAGATGCAAGGCGAAGATGGATACGCAGACCCATCTGAGTTATTATACTTGCGTTTTACGGAAGAAGATGCTACAATAGATGACGATGAAGAATCTTAATTAGATTTTCACTATGAAATTGATGATTTCTGAGGTGCTTCGTAAAGCACACAATGCTAAAACAAAAGCGCAGAAGATAAAAATCCTGCAGGATAATAATACACAGACCCTAAGGTCATTATTCATTATGAATTATGATGATAGTTTGGTGTCTAGAATTCCACCAGGTGATGTCCCTTACACTCCTAACGAAGCACCTAAGGGCACAGAGCATACTCTTCTAGAAAAAGAAGGCAGTAAACTTTACTACTACTTTAAAGGTGGAGCAGACAATCTGCCTGCCCTAAAGATTGAGTCTATGTTTATCGCTCTTCTTGAAGGATTACATGCTGATGAGGCACAGGTTGTCATTGCAGCTATCAATAAAAATCTTCACAAGAAGTTTCGTATTACCAAAGCGGTTGTAGAAGAAGCATTTCCTTCAATCAAATGGGGTAATAGAGGCAGAAAGTAATGAAGATTATTGCAACTGACTGCAATATTGAAGCAGCAAATGATACTTCTCTTCCTTACACAGCATACCTTGTTGAATATAAATCAGAAGGTTATACTAAGTATGACATTGTGATGAGCAACAAGCAGTCTGAAATATTTGACCATTACTATGACAAATATAAGAAAGGCTTGATAAGATTTACCCAAGCGTCGGGTAAGATTAATCCAAAACTATGGCAAGACCCAAAAGAAAAGAAAGCGAAGAAAGGCAAAAAGTAATGGCAAACGATTACGTATTCTTTGACCCTCGTAAGAAGGCACAACAACAGGAAGAAGACAAAAAGAAACTTACTGAATTAGAAGAAGAAAGACTACGCAATCAAGAGATGGGAGAGAAAGCAGTTAAATGGATTGCTGACTTCACTGTCAAACCATTCGTTTTAATGCTAGTGTGGAATATGACAGTGCCTACCCTTGGTATAGCAACCATTGGATACTTTGGTGCAGTCGGACTTTATATTATTGCTAGGATTTTATTTAAGCATGACTAGAGTATGTTTAGTGAGCGTCACACCTGACGCAGAAAAGACTATGGGATACGTTGCTCGTGTGAGCAACCCAAAGAATCAAGACAACCCCTCTGTCGAGGGTCTATTGAGTTACTGTATCAAACACAACCACTGGTCTGTATTTGAGCAGGCATTCATGACACTTGAGATTAATACCACACGTGCTATCGCAGCACAGGTATTGAGACATAGAAGTTTTACATTCCAAGAGTTTTCTCAACGCTACGCTGATGCAGGGATGCTAGGTGACATTCCTACTCCTGACTTACGTCGACAAGATACTAAGAATAGACAGAATAGTATTGATGACATCGACCCGATTGTCAAAGCAAAATTTGATGCTAAAATAGAAGAGCACTTCTTCCAAGCACAACATATCTACAACGAAATGTTAGAGGAAGGAATTGCTAAAGAGTGTGCTAGAATGGTCTTGCCCTTAGCAACCCCAACCAGAATTTACATGAGTGGTAGTGTCCGTAGTTGGTTACACTACATCGAATTGCGGTCAGCAAATGGCACGCAGAAAGAACACATGGACATTGCTAACCTATGCAAAGAGCATCTTATCTGTCAGTTTCCAATCGTTGCTAAAGCAATGGGTTGGTGTGCTGAGGACAAAGAATGTGGATGCCCTGATGGTTGGGACGACTTACAACCCTGTTTAAAAATACTATGATACCTCACGCTAACTTCTCACCAGAGTATACAGTGCCGATTTCTATTGCAGTAATCACAGTGCTCTTTATATTCTATGGAATCTATAGAGGTTTCTTTGCTAATGAAGGGTTAACTGACCCATTTGATGACCACGATGACTGAATTAGGAACTAAAATGCTCAAGAAAAGATACCAGATTAAATCTAGGTTTTATTATATTTTTTGGGGCATCGCTACAGTATCCGTTGTAGCAGGACAAATCTATGTTGGTACAGGTTACCGACATATGGCAAACACAGTAGAGGACTTTAGAAATGCCTACATATCCCGTAATAAATACTAAGACTGGGGAGAAACAAGAACTCTCCATGTCTATGAAAAAGTATGACGAGTGGAGGAAAGAGAATCCAGATTGGGATAGGGACTGGAGTGCAGGCATCGCTGGCACTACATACGGTGACCCTAAACAATCTGATGGATTCAAGGAAGTAATGCAGAAGATTCAATCAGACCATCCACGAGCGAACTTGAGTCGCTATACCTAAATTATGCCCGCTAAAAAGAAAAACGGAAACGGAAACGGACGTTACGACCACTACTCTGTTAAGCAGATGAAGAGACGTAAGCCCATCAATCTAGACCACCTTAAAGTGATTGAGCCACTGACTCCAAATCAGGAGGCAGTCTTCAAAGCATATGAAGAAGGACAAAACCTTGTGTTGCATGGTTGTGCAGGCACAGGTAAGACTTTCATCTCACTTTATCTTGCACTACAACAAGTGCTAGACCCTGAGACACCTTATGAAAAGGTTTACATGGTGAGGTCTCTTGTCCCCACAAGAGAGATTGGTTTCCTACCAGGTGACCATGAGGATAAGTCAAACCTATATCAGATACCATACAAAAATATGGTGAAGTATATGTTTGAAATGCCTGATGATAATGCATTTGAATCACTCTATGCAAACCTTAGAGCACAGGACACAGTGTCATTCTGGTCAACATCATTTGTTAGAGGTGTTACTCTTGACAAATGTATTATGATAGTGGATGAGTTTAGTAATCTTAACTTCCATGAGTTAGACTCAGTCATTACTCGTGTAGGTGAAGACACTAGAATTATATTCTCTGGCGACTACACACAGTCAGACCTTATTAAAACTAACGAGAGGACAGGAGTGTTAGACTTCATGAAAATCTTACAAACAATGCCATCATTCTCATGTGTTGAGTTTGGTATCGAAGATATCGTTAGGTCTGGTCTTGTCCGTGAGTATCTTGTCAGTAAAATTAATATGGGATTTAATTAATGTTTAATTATGTGGGCACTCCTCTTGAGTTAGAGGACTTAGAAAGTAAGACTCTAAATCATGGACGTTTCTACAAACTAGATGACGTTTGGGTACCCAGTGTGACGACTGTAGTAGGTCACCAGTCTAAGCAAGGTATACTTGACTGGGAGAATCGAATCGGTTATACTGAAGCGGAGAGGATACGACGTGCTGCTGCATGGCGAGGCACTAAATATCATTCTATCGTAGAATATTATCTAAGAAATGAATCTGAGAAAATTAAGGAGAGCAAGGGTCTTGCCAAGTACCTTTTTGGGGCTAGTCGTGAGACTCTTAATCGGATATCTAATATTCACGCTCTTGAAACCCCTCTTTTTTCTCGTAATTTATATCTGGCTGGGCGTGTTGATTGCATTGCTGAGTTTGATAATGAGCTTGCTATCATAGACTTCAAGACCACTGGCACGTTAAAGAAAGAGAAATACCTAGAGAAATACTTCGTGCAAGAAGCAGCATATGCTTACATGTATTGGGAGTTAACTGGTATAGAGGTTGATAAACTTGTCACTATATCTGTTGCAGAAGATGGACAGACACAGGTGGTTGAGAAATATGATAAAGTCCCTTACATCAATACCCTCATTGATTGGATAAAAGACTACAGATATTACACTGAGGGATTAAATTCATGAAAGAAATTGAAGAAAAGTTTATGACTCAGGGTAAGTTTACATCCCTTGTTGAGAATCGTGTTAAAGATAGCAGTGGTCTCATCAATTACATTGAAGCAGTCACATCTATCTGTGAAGAGTTAGAGATAGACGTTACAACAGTCAAGAAATTGATTTCTAAACCTCTAAAGGATAAATTGCAATGGGATGCAGCACGATTAAATTATATTAAACGTACAAGTAAAGCAGTTTTAAACCTATGACTTCCGACGAAAGTTTTTTTGAATCCGATGTTGTGCAACGAGAGTTAACAGACATACAGGAGACATACACACAACTATTAAAAATCTCAGCAGGACTTGCTGAGTTTTCTCCTAAGGAGAGACTAGAGCACATCGAGAAGACACTCGAGTTGATTGCTAAACAGAAAGTATTTTACTCTCGTCTTGCACTTGCTTCACATAATATATCAGGAGATGATAACGATGAGGAGGCAACCTTCGTTAAAGAAAGGATAGATACTTTATCTGCACAGTATTCGGGAGGACTAAACCTCATGCTTATACTACAGCAGATGGAAGACAAACTCAGAGCTTGGAGAAAAGAATTAAAAGATGCCGAATCCTAATCAACTATACGAAGACGCTGAAAAACTTAATGACTTATTCGAGGAGTTGTTATGGGATGCTGACGATGAATTGTTGTTTACTCATGACGGAGAGAAGGTAATCATACATAACATTTCAAAAAGAGGACTTGACAAGTCCTAAATAATATGTCATCATAATACGGTGGCAAATACAAAAAAACAAAACCACAACGGAGAAATACAAATGTCATTCGCATCACTTAAGAAGAAGTCTGGTAGCTTTGATAAGCTTACCAAACAGATTGAGAAGATGTCTAAACCACAGGGCGCAGGACCTGATGAAAGACTCTGGAAACCTGGAGTTGATAAGTCTGGAAACGGTTACGCAGTAGTCCGATTCCTTCCTGAGCCAGAAGGTGAAGACCTACCATGGGCACAAGTTTGGAGTCACGCATTCCAAGGTGCAGGCGGTTGGTATATTGAGAATTCACTCACTACATTGGGACAAAAAGACCCTGTTGGTGAATTGAATCGCACTCTTTGGAATTCTGGTCTAGACCAAGACAAAGAAACTGCTCGTAAACAGAAGAGAAAACTCTCCTACTACAGCAACATCTATGTCGTTAAAGACCAACTCAACCCCGACAATGAAGGAAAGGTCTTTCTCTACAAGTATGGCAAGAAGATTCATGATAAGATTGTGAGTGCTATGCAACCTCAATTCGAGGATGAAGAGCCTATCAACCCATTTGATATGTGGAAAGGTGCGGACTTCCGTATCAAGATACAAACAATCGGTGGGTATTGGAATTATGATAAGTCTGATTTTGCACCCGCTTCCACACTTGGAGGATATGATGATGCTAAGTTGGAGGAGATTTGGAAGTCACAACACTCTCTTAAAGAGTTTACTGACCCTGCCAACTTCAAATCATATGAGCAACTAGAAGAGAGACTCAACACTGTGTTGAATAAGTCTGCTCGTGCTACTGTCCGCTCATTTGATGGGGAAGAGAATGAAGCTGTGTACGCTGAAGAAACTGTCACACAACCACCCACACCGAGTGGATTTGGTGATAAAGTTAAAGAGTTAAGTCAAACTTCTAGCAGTCCTGACCTTGACTACTTCGCATCACTAGCTGAAAACGATTAAATGAAAATACTGGTTGCTTTACTCGCATCTTTAACTGTTGCACCCGCAGCAGAGGCTCTTACTTGGAAGGAATTCTGGGAGCCATTTGTCGAGTATGGCAACCATTATCATCATCATACTCATCACTATCACTCTCCACGATGTATGGAAGAGACTATTGTTAGAGAAAAGATATACGTGCCTGGTAGGTGGTTATCACCTACACATTACATGGAAGGTTACTATGAGTATCGTGGACGCATAGTAACACAACCATGTGGTTGGCACGACCACCATTGACCCATATATTATTTGACTTTTAGTTTAAAAAAAGGTCGAAAAAAAACTCGGGGTAAAAATTGCCCTGTAGGGTTTTTCATAAAATTATCATGACACACTACAAACCGTATTCACCAGAATGGCATAGATACCGCTATCTCAAAGAATCGCTCGATAAATACTTTGACGAGTATGTCGAGAATGAAGTCATTCTTGCTGATATACATGATATTCTACAAACTCGCTCAGATGCTGCAAAAGCAGAATTCGAGAAAGTTAGTGAATTGAATGCAAAACTAAAATAGACCTAAAATGCTATCAACCCAATATCGCTTGCGACTTGAAAAAGTCTGCAAACTTATTGCTCAAGGAAAAGAAGTAGATTTGACAGAGATGATATGGGCACAAAAATTAGCACAGAAACATACTACTGCTGCGACATGGATGCGACAAGCACGTCAGCGAGCAGCAAATCCTGATATAAGGGATGGTAGCACAGATGATTTTCTGAATAAGATGGGATTAGGCGAACCCGACCCATCTGACCAGAGGACAGGGTTCGACAGTGCCGATGATATTGGTGACTGGTTTAATCGCAAAAAACCTGACGATTGGAGACAACGTGACTAAAACTGTAGAAAACTACGAGCAACTAATTCAGCGTTTTACTAAACGCACAATGCAACTCTCAGCAAGAAATTCAGAGTTGAAAGCAGCATATGATGAATATGTTAAAAACGAAAATGACCTAAAACGTTTAGAAGGGTCAATGCAAGCAATAGAATATGTTGCTTATGGTAAGATGCCTGGCGATGGAAATCATGATAAGTTTAAAGACCATAGACCAAATATTCCCGAAAGATATTAATGTTAGCATTTCTATTCACAGCAGCAGGATTTCTTAACCTGTTGTTTTACATCTTTGCAATCGGTTTTGTAATCTCATTACTGTTGGAGCAGTATCTTAAAGTCAGACCTTTATCTCCTGACACGACAATGAATGAGAGAAACATGTTTATTGTGCAGAGTAATAGAAAGTATTGTTGGCGACAAGCATGGATAACCAACATTTACTGGTTTTTGTGTAATGTAGGTTTATATGTTATATCAAGGAATATGGCAACACCGACAGATAATTTTTGGAACGGAATATGATTTTCTGGATTGGATTTACCCTCATGGTCTTAAATGAGGGTTTTGTTATGATGAGGCATGTATCTCCTTTCTTTGATAACCTAAGAAAGAAGGTAATTAAGAATTTGGGCGAGAATCGGTGGTATCGTCTTCATGGCACTCTAGATTACACTTGGATAGCTCTCGTAACACTAGGATTAATAATAAACTCCTACAGATTAATGCACTTGCTTTTTGTGATTGCATTCTGGGTGTTGTCTTATTGTATTTTTTACTTACCAAGGAAACTTAATAACCGCCATAACCTCCATAACCACCACTAGACCCACTACTTCCGCTACTTCCACTGCCACTGCTACTGCTACTGGAAGATGAAGAAGAAGACGACTCTGACGCTGTTTCTGTAATCGCTGTATTACTGGAAGCAGCGTTTCCTGTTGATGATACCTGAGTTTCAGTAGTTGTTACTGTTGTGCTACCATCTGCAAGTTGCTGTCCTTCCTCAATAGTTGCACCTGAGGTATCAACCGTAATATTTCCAAAGTCTTGTTGGACTGCAAAGTCGACAGATGGGGTTTGACCGATATTTGTGGAATATGTAGGTTTGACAGGTATAAAGTTTTCTTTGATAGCATCTGTAGTTTTCTTGAAACCTGTATTATCGTCAACTTCTCTAGAATCCTCATATTGCACAAGTGTCTGGAATTCTTCTAAGAATGTAGTTAAGAATGGTCTGCGTAATATGTAAATATTGCGTTTGTAGTCATTTTGCTTTGCCTCATACTCATAATTTGTAATTGGTTGAATCAACTCTGATGGAGGGACTACTGTGCCATCGGGACGTCTATATGTGAAATTATGTGGCACTGTTAGACCTTCTCTCAATATAACATTACCATGTCCATCTTTTACTTCCATAGATTCATGGTGATGTATTCCTTCTGCTGAGGGATACTTACTAACGCAATAATTATATAATTCATCCTCAGTCATAGGCCACTCATCATATAAGTTGATAATATTGTTTGTCATCATGATAACCCAATCATATTCTGGGTCACCATAAAATTTCTGACTTACGGAATCAGGTCTTTCGTTGTTTCCTATAGTATATTGAGTAAAACCAGTAATAAAACCTTCAACATCGTCTCTTATCTTAACTCTACGGAATAGATTTTTTACCAATACATATGGGTCAACATTATTCTGACGATAAGTTGATGTCCTTACATATACATTGGGTAAATATGAAAAATAATTACTCATGATTTTTCTCCTCTAGTATTGTATCCATAACTCTGACGAGTAAGTAGAGATGTTTCTTTGAATGATAAACTCATATTATATGCTACAGGACCGAAGTCATATGTGCTATTCAAGGGGTCATTTGTTTTAAGGGACGCATACGGTCCGTATGGTGATAAATCCACTTCCATGTTAGACAATACCATTTTGGATGGGAATTGCATCAATTTCTGTAAGACACCTTTATTTGTTGACCCACCAGTAGCAGGATATAAGGTTTCATTCTCCTCACTAGACACAAGTCTTACTATTTCAATTTTGAAGTAATCGGGTATAGTCAACCACATACTGTCATCCTTACCTGGTAACATAGCAACACGAAATGTCTCTATTATATTAAGGACAGTCTCTACATCAGATGAATTCTTAGGTGCAAACAAGAAATCAAACTTATGGTCTCTAAACTCTACACCTTGAAATATAGTCTCTTCATATGGGTTAAATACCTTTCCTGTAGTTAACGCTGCTAAGTCATTTGAGTTTAATTGACCGCCACCACCAAATTTCAGCACTTTGTTGATAACATCAGCACCTATTCCAAACCCTGCTACAGATTTTCCAGACTCTGCCATTTTCTTGACAGTATCACCAAAAGAGTCTCCAATACCACCTGATGCTATAGCTTCTGATGCTGCTCCGACTGCACCTACACCCAAAGGTCCTAACTTTACACCGTTATATTTTGCTTGATATCCTTCTCTGAGTTTATTTGGAAGATATAGATATACACTCTTCTTTACCTTATCGTTGTTTGCTAAATTCTTTTTAGAGTTATTATAACTACTATTATTACCCTCTTTGGGGTCATAAATAGTTATCTTAAGGTAGTCGACTACCTCAGTCCCATTTGCCTTATCTCTTGATATTGCATCTTGTGCTGATGATGAGTTAGCACCATAGGGCTTACTACGAGGGAACACGAGGGTTTCTCCTCCTCCTCCCATCTTTGCTCCATACGGATTTGCCCAAGTACCTAATGCCATTTTGTTATTTATGTCTTATTCGGGAAAATACAAACCAACCAATAGATTCAAATACAAAGGAGACCCGACTAACATTATTTATAGGAGTTTATGGGAAAGAAAGTTTATGGTCTGGTGCGACAAGAACGAAAACGTAATAGAGTGGGGAAGTGAAGAAATCGTTATACCTTATATCAGTCCTGTCGATAGGCGGGTTCATCGCTATTTCCCAGACTTTTATGTCAGAGCAAGGACTAAAACTGGGAGGACAGAGAAGTTTGTTATTGAGGTCAAGCCTCATAAGCAGACGTCACCTCCCAAAAAACAACGCAGAGTTACAAAGAAATATCTAACAGAAGTTAAGACATACTGTGTAAACGAGGCAAAATGGAAAGCAGCGATTGAGTATTGTAAAGACCGTCGTATGCAATTCAAGATACTTACAGAGCACGAGTTAAAAGTATGAGTATTTTCTCAGAAATAAAAGATGCCACAAAAGGGCAGTATAAGACTAAAGAGTGGTATCGTGCACAACTGGTAGATAGACTTCAACCGTTTAGTGGAATACTTGGGGTAGGTGATATTATATTTTATCAGTATGCAGCACAGACAGAATTACTACCTTTCTTTGATACATATCCTATGACACTCGTTAGTGATGTAGATTTCAATAAAAGGCAGTTTTCTGGTGGAAATTTACATTATTTACGTCCATCAGTCAGACAGGGAGTAGCATCTTCGTGGTCATCAGGCACACAAGCATTTCCTAAGCGATGTTACCATAAATACTTCATGTCAAGTGCTACGAATATGTACATAGTCCCTAAAGAAGAGCTAAAAAACTTTACACCATTACCAGTTGAGCAGTTTGTTAGGGATGTCATGGGTAGATATGTCGAGATTCCCAGTAGTTTTATATGGAGTAGACTCTAATGTCAGCTAATTCATTTGCTCGTTTTAAGGATATAGTCGGGTCTGGATATAAAACCCCAGCTAAGTCTAATCTTTTTGAAGTTAGAATTCCTATACCACCGTCTGTATTGCTAAAAGAAGAAACCTTTGGCACTGCTAGAAGCACTGTGGAGCATGCTGATGCTATGAATTACCTTGCGGGTAGTGTAACTGTGCCTGGCAGAAGAGTAACAACAAGTGAAGTAAGAGATATTGGTGTATCTCGTAAATTTGCCACTAACACAGCATTTGGAGATTTACAGGTAGAATTTATAGTAACCAGAGACCAATATCATCGTGATTTCTTTGAGACTTGGATGCAGAGCACAGCATCAGATTCAGAAAATAGAGTAGGATTATATGAAGAGTATACATCTACAATATCAGTCCTTAAATGGGAAAATGGGTCAAATATAGTCTATGAAGACCCAAGTGGCAAGTATAAAGGCACAAGATTAAATCGCTCATCTGCTGTATGGCAAATGTATGGTGCATTCCCATATGACATGTCAGAGCAGACACTTACTAACGGACCTACTGACTTAATGATGCTCAATGTAAACTTTTTCTTTGAGAGATATAGATTTGACAAGATAGGCAATCGTAGTGTAGCATTTGGAAAAGTAGGACAAGGAGACATCAAAGTGACTAATTTTGAAAACGTTGCAACTCAACTTGGATTTGTATTAGAGCAGAAAGATGTTGCCTCTGTGGGTGTCTAAATAAAATTATAATAATGTTTCATTATGCCATTACCTAAATTAGCCATACCTGAGTATGAGTTGGAGTTACCTCTTACAGGTACAAAAGTTACGTATAGACCTTTTCTTGTAAAAGAAGAGAAATTACTTTACCTTGCTATGGAGTCGCAAGACAACAAGCAGATGGTAAAAGCGGTTAAGACTATTATCAAAAACTGCACAAATCTAAAAGGCAATGTAGACAACCTCGCTACTTTTGAGATTGAATACATCTTCCTCCGCATTAGAGCGGTTGCAGTTGGTGAGATTAGTGAATTTAAGATTACCGCACCTGATGATGACGAGACATCTGTTGCTGTCAAAGTACCTTTGCAGGAAGTAGATGTGCAAGTCCCCGATGGTCATGACAAGAAGATTCAACTTGATGACAAGATTGGTATTGTAATGAAGTATCCTTCATTGGATGCGTTTATTCAACAGAATATGAGTGAGAATCCCACTGTAGATGACATCTTTGAGATGGCAGCTAAGTGTATTGACCAAGTATATGATGAAGAAGAAGTTTATGATTCCTTCTCCCATAAAGAAGCACTAGAGTTTCTAGAGAATCTAAATTCTGAGCAATTCGCATTGATACAGAATTTCTTTGAAACTATGCCCAAACTATCACACACTATTGAGGTATATAACCCCAAGACCAAAGTTAAAAGTGAAGTAGTTTTAGAAGGGTTAGCGTCTTTTTTCGAGTAGCATTGATGCATGACAGTCTTGAGAATTATTACAAGACTAACTTCGCATTAATGCAGCATCATAAGTATAGTTTAACTGAGCTAGAGAATATGATGCCATGGGAGCGTGATGTTTACGTTAATTTGCTTTTGGCATTCATCCAAGAGGAAGAGCGAAGACAAAAAGCAGAAAATAATCGTATGTCTCTCTGATGGCAGCAAAACTAAGAAAATTTGTTACTATCAATAAGTTTTCCTCCAAGACTGAGGTGGGAGACGCTTTTAACGAGCTCAGAAAAGGTATCAACCGTGCAGGGGGTGTTGTTGACAATATTGGTCAAAACGTTTATCAACAGTCGACTATATTAAAGTTTCAAGCAGAATATCTCACTGACCAAGGGGTAAGACAGGTAAAAATTGTCAAAAAAGGACAGAGACAGAAGAATACATTTTTTAAGGACTTTAACAAACGTCTTAAAAGGATGTTTGGGAAGAAGAAGCGACAGAAAGCAGAAGATGCTGCAGAATCTGGTGTAAAGGCAGGAGCAAAGGAGGCAGATAAGAGGTTTAAGACAATTCGTAAACCTATAGAAAGTTTTATCGGGATGCTCGGTAAGACTTTAGGCACTATGGTCAAATGGTTTGTGATATATGGTGCATTAGATTTTATACAGAAAAACCCAGAGCAAGTAACGAAATTAGTTAAATTCTTCTTTACTCTAGGTAAATTCGCATTTAAAATAGCATCATTTGGTGTTGGTGGTGTATTAGGTGGTCTCAGTAATACATTTGGAGACCTTAGTGATAAGAATATAGTAGAAAGAGGAATGCGTCGTTTTGTCGGAGTATTCCAGATAATTGGTGGTATTGCAGCATTAAGGACAGCTCAGTATCTTATAATGCCATGGAAATTGATACAGGATGTCAAAGGTATCAATAGCATATTTGATAAGACTGCAGAAACCACAGAAGAATTGAGAGCATCTAGTAAAGCTAGAATAAAAGGGTATAGAGATAAGAAAACAGGAGTCATATACTCAGAGAAAGAATATCAGGCAATGCAAAAGTCAGCTCAGAGAGCTGATTCCAAACGTGCTGCGAAAGCAGGCAGAGGAATGAAGTCTGACCTATATTCAAAACAATTTAAGGATAGATTTCAAACACAGTTTAAAGGTAAGAAGAAGGGTCCTCTAGCAAAACTACAGCAGAGAGGTAGGATTGGTCGTAATAAGATGGGTAAAGGTCTTGGTAAGTTTGCCAAGAAAGTTGGTGCAGGGAAGATAGCAGGCGGTCTTAGTATTATTGGTGGTGTCACACGTATTGCAGGAGGACTAGCACAAGGAGAGCAAGCGGGTGAGGCAGTCGGTGCGGGTGTAGGTCAAGCAGTCGGTGGTATTGCAGGAGCAGCAGCATTAACAGCAGTTGCACCATTCTTAGGACCTTTCGCACCTATGATTGGTAGTGCTATTGGTGGTTTCTTAGGAGAGTGGGTAGGAAAGTCATTTGGTAAGATGGCACAACCTATATTTGAGCCTTTAGGTAGAGCATTTAAAATGTATATGGAGTTGGCAAAGGCATTATATAAACCTTTCGCTGACAAACTAGGACCTTTACTTGGTGACTTATTTGAGGTTTTAGGCACTCTTGGTAAGATGCTGTGGGACTACACAAAACCATTAAGAGATTTCTATGGGTTTGTTTTTGCCACAGGATTTAAAGTAATAGGTAAGACGGTAGGGTTTATTGTCAGAAATGCTAAACGATTGTTGAATCCAAAAAGTGTGGTAGCAGGGTTTGCAGATGCATTGACATTAAACCTGTTTGACTTTGATGGAGAGAGGACTGCATCAGGTGATAAGGCATGGTGGGACGTAGGTGGTGTCTTTACTGGTGACAACGCAAAAAAAGATAAGAAAAATAAGGCATGGTGGGACCCAGCTGGATTGTTTTCTGGCGACAGCAAGGCATGGGGTGGACATGTCGGTGCTCAGTTTGATGAGTTAGCAACAGCATTTAAACAGCAACAGTTTGCAGAAGGTGGTTTAGTCAGTTGTTTCGACACACTGATGAGGATTGCAGGACATAATCCATCTCAGAGGTTACAGGAGTTTGAGTCGGGTGGTAAGGTATTGACTGTGCCCTACTATAATCAGAGAGCAAATGATGATGACCCCGAAGGTCGTAAAGGAGATACACAATGCTATTCAACTGTCATGGCAATGTGGACGAGTTATTTGACAGGTAATACTGTAACTACAAAAGAATACAATAAGACAAGACATAAGTATGGCACGTCAACTGATGCTGCAGCACAACAGAAAGCATTGAAAGATTATGGCATTGATAGTAAGTTAGAGACTGGTGTGCAGGGGTATGATAACTTAAGAAAAGAGATAGATGATGGATACCCAGTCCCTCTTGGGATGAAGTATACAGGCACTGGTCACTGGGCTATGCTAACAGGTTATTCACCGTTAGGATGGATTGTGCATGACCCCTTTGGTCAATTAGGTATGGGTGGCACTTGGCTCAAGAAAAACTCACAAGACAGTAAGACTGATGGTGTAGGTAAGTCTTATCTTATGAAGCGAGATATATTCCAAGACCAGTCACCTGAGAATGATATTTGGATGTGGAGAGCACCTAGAGGTCTAAAAGAGATTACAAAACCTAAGACAGAAGAAGCAGAGAAGGAAGAGGCAAAGAAAAAAGCATGGTGGGACCCATTGGGTGTGTTTACTGGTAAAGATAAGAAGATTAAAACAGTTAAAACTAAAACAGGAGACGACGATGAGAAAGAAGGAGGCACTCCTCTAGAGAAACTATTAGGCAGTCTTGAGGGTGACTTGAAGAAGATGTCAGAAATGATTAACACTTCAGATGATACTCAACAGACATTTACATTCAACGATAACGCTCTATTATCTAAAGCACAGAGGGATGCTGATGAAGAATTAGAGTCTAATGTTGTTTTCGTAACTCAAACTATTGAGAAACCCATAATAAATACAGTTGGAGGAGACCAACCTGTAATTTCTTATGTCTCTAACAATAACGGAATGCTAACGAATGGCAACTAATCCCGCTAGTATAAAAGTCCCTAAGGCAGCTCTTTATAAGATGGTATCTTATAAGGGGTCTACTGGTGGCAAGAAATATACACCCTTACAATCTGCAGATGAGATGGGTAAGATGCAGGGTGATATGGGAAAAGGTTTCCAAGCAGTAATAGGTGGTATAAACTCTTTAGGTGCATCTATTAATAGTATTGCACTAGGTATGCAGAGCATGACTTCTTCTATGAAGTTAGCAGTTGCTAAACAGATTAAGCAGGCAAATAAGATAGAGAAAGTCCAAGAAGATGCATTAAAAGAAGATAAAGAAAGAGAAAAGATAAAAGTAAAAGATGAAGCAAGAAGACGTAAGATACAACAAAGAGATGAAGCAGAAAAAGATTCAGAGGTAGGTAAACCATCTCTATTCAAGAGAATAGGTAAGTCATTCAAAGAGCAGTCTAAGAAAACGTTTGGTGGATTATTTTCTGGATTAGTAAGACTATCTACTTACTTCCTCAAGATAGTAGTGGGATTTGCTGCATTAAATTGGATAGCAAAGAATCCAGAAGCAATACAAAGACTTGCTAAAACTTTAGCATCAGTGGGTAAGTTTGTATTGAGTGTATCGTCTTTCCTAGCAGGAAATGCATTCAATGGTCTTATAAGTTTCTTAGAGAATCCTATCAGTCTTAAAGGATTGTTTGGTGCTCTTCAATTTGTCATTGCTGCAGCACCATTGTTTGCGACAATGGCATTCCTTAGAAATCCTATTGGCACAGTCCGTGCATTCTCATGGGTAATCGGCACATTAGGTAAATCTATAGCAGGAATGTTTAAGGCAGGCAAGGGTATGAAAGCCTTGCGTGCATTCCAACGTAATAAATTTGCAAGAATTGGATTAGGTGTAGGTGCGGGATTAGGCACAGCTTTCTCAATCCAAGCAGCTGGTGGGGATGTAGAAGAGGTTGTTGGTGGTGGAATAGGTGCTGCAGGCGGTAGTATGTTGGGTGCTAAGTTGGGAGAGGCAACTGGTATTCCTGGCATGGGAATGATATTGGGTGCAGCAGGAGGAGCACTTGGTGGAAAAGCAGGAGCAGGCATCGGTAAGATGTTGAAACCTATAATGGAGCCACTAGGTAGATTCTTTAAAATGGTAGGTGACACATTTAATAAGATAATGGAGCCTATTAAAGATAGTTTAAATGGATTCTTTGAAGCATTTGGTGGTGTTATGAATGGAGTCTTAGATTTTATTGAGCCACATATGCCATTGATTGAGAAGATTCTAGGAATAGGTATTGATGTAATGTTTGGACCCTTATTCATGGGGTTAAAAGCATTAACGGCAGTATTGAAATTCTTTGCACCTAAAGCAGATAAAGAAGATGAAGAAGAAACATCTTCTTCAAAAACTGGTGAAAAACTGTCATCATCATCACAAAGTTCTGGTGAGACTCAACCAACTGCGGATGGTGTGGAGGAAACTAAAAAACAACCAGACATAAAATTACAAATTGAATTAACTCAGGATAGAATTGCAAAATTGAAATCAGGTGAAATACCTGATAAAGATGGATATAAGTTAGCTTTTGCTAAGAAGAAACTTAAAATCTTAGAAGACAACTTATCAGAGGGTGGTGAAGTTTCTCCACCCAAATTTGCAAAAGGTGGATGGATAAACGGTCCTATGTCTGGATACCCTGTATCACTAGACGGTGGTAAAAGCACAGCATTTATTGGTCATGGTTTAGAGTGGGTTGGGTCTAAGATGGCGAGTGGTGGTGCATTTGTTGTGCCATACAATACTCCTGCAACTAAAAAAGATAGCGGACTGACATCACGAAGATTTCGTGAAGCAATGCAGGGTGGATATGCATTACCTCAGAAGTCAGAGGGTGGTGAAGTAGAGCAGATTATAGGTAATGTGAATATTGAGAATCAAATCATGGGTCAAGGATATGCTATTGATATAGAGAGTCTTAGAAGACATCAAAAACAAATATTAAAGCAATTACCTGAGGGCACTTCTATTGATGATGTGATTGCGGGTCAAGTGCAGATGAATCAAGATAGATTAATTAATATCTTACGCACCAGTGATGCACAAAAAGAGACGCATATGCGTCAACGACAAGAGACAGTTAAGAAGTTGAAGAAGAATTTTACCAACTTCATAACAGCAGAAAGAAATGAAGAAGGTGAAGCTACAGGATGGAAGAGAATTTACTTAGGATTAGCAGATGCATACACAGGTAACCAATACGACTTTGATGGTCGTGGTGACCAGACAATATTGGAAGGTGCAAAAAACTTAAAGAGTGATGCTAGTAACTTAATTCAGCAAGCTAAGTTAGCACTTATAGATAAGAAAAATGAGTTATTAGGTAAGAAGAATCAGGTCATAGAAGCACCAACACAAACTGCTCCTCCAGTGCAAATGTCAACGCCTGGTGGTCAGTATGAAATACCAATCCCTATAGATTCTGTTGGTGCTGCCGACCCTTATCTCATAACCAGATTTGGTTTGGTATCTGAATTTAATGGCGATGTAGCGGAGTTAATGTAATGGCAGATAGAAAATCACGGTTATTTACATTAGATAAAATGGAGATTGCCATACCTAGTGGTGACCCTCCAACGTATGATATACGAGACCTTGTAATTGATTTTAATTACACTGAATCTATTGACTCACCTTTTATTAGGTGTGACTTTACTATGATTGATGCTATCGACTTCAACAAATTGTTGATAGGTGGTGAGATTATTACTGTCAAACTAACTACTGAAAGTAGCACTTTAGATGGAGATAAGAAGTCATTAGAATTTAAAGTTAGAGTATTTAAAATTGGTAGCACAATCAAGAGTGAGAGAGGGCAGTTGTATATCTTACATTGCACATCACCAGAAGCATATCCAAATGAAATGAATAAAGTATTCAAACCATTCGGACCTGCAGGAAAAGATGTTGACCACATCCCCAAGCATATATGTAAGGAATATCTTTCAGCACCTAAAGAAAAGACTAAGGATGTTAACTTTGAGCCACATTCTAAGATATCATTTATATCTACAAATTGGAGACCAGTAGAAGCAATCTCATATATGTCTGATAAAGTGACACGTATTGAGGGTAGTGGCAGTGGAAAGACATCACGAAAACAATCTGGATTTTTATTTTACGAGAATAGATATGGGTTTAATTTTAAATCACTAGACGCATTATGTTTAGGTAGTGGAGTACCCGAAGGCACAGAAATATTTGAGTATACTTATATACAACAGGGTAATGACCCTCCTAACAATGGTTATCATACCATTGAGAAGATATCCTACCCTGACAGAGCCAACCATCTTAGAAACATGAGAATGGGGACATTTAAGACTGCTGCTATCAGCATATCTATGCCACGTCCTACAAACTCTAATGCTACTGATACTGGCTCAACTGAAGATACTGCCCCTGCAGGGACTATTCATAGTCCTAAGGTTTTATCATACGCACAAGTGTTTACTAAGGCAGATACAATACATAAAAGAAAACCTTATGATTTGCCTTCTGACCTTGAAGAATTTGATGGTGCGACAAGGATTAAATACAGAGCATTGCCTGGTTTAAAAAACCAAGCAAATCTTGATGATCCTGAAAACGGAACAAATCCTGACGATGATACAATGGCAGTTGCAGAATATGCTGCTTCACGCTATAATCTACTACAGGCAATACAACTATCAATAGTTGTACCTGGTAATTCTGCTCTAACGGCAGGAATGCTTATCAAGGTGAGGATACCAGCCTCCCAAGAAAAGCAAAGGTCTCTTAAAGAAGACCTAAGATATAGTGGAAAGTATCTAATTTCCGCAGTGACACACACTTTCACGAAAGAAGGTTTGACTAGCAAACTTGTTTTGACTAGAGACTCTGTTATGAAGGACATTTACTAAAGGTAAACTAATATGGAATCTATAGAACAACACATTCAAAAAGATAAAGATATCATTGAAAATCCCTTGGCGTCTCCTGCAGCACGCAGGCATGCAAAGGTAGAATTACATGAGTTGGAAGAATACGCAGAGCATCACAAAGATGAGATTGCTGCAGGAGACCACCATGACCCTAACGCTCTTGAGTTATTCTGCGACCAAAATCCTGACGAACCAGAGTGTTTGATTTACGATGACTAATAACTACTTCTCCTTCACGGATGAAGAGTTGGAATGCATAAGAGTATGTGTAGCAAATGCACCTATTCCTTATGATATAACTAAGAAGAAGATACCAGTTCTCGTCCTAGATAAAATAGGACACCCGAAACCTAGGGAAGGAAAAGGTATTGAAAAAGTGAAGTATGACTTAACACCTTACGGTATATTTGACTATGATGAATAACTGGGAAGATTTGATTCAAGGACATTATCGAAACCAACGTCAAGCAATGTCTAACCCTGCCAAGTGGCCTCAGGTTGACATTAAGATTTGGAAGACTGGTAGTGGCATCTTTGAGTCAAAGTCGTGGTATAAGTATAAGGGAGAAGATAATCCTTACAACTGGTTACGTTATAGGGTAACTGGTATGGCAGAGGATTTTGTGAAAACAGATATCTTCAATTTAATGCACAATACAGATTCATGCCCCTTCTACTGGAAATGGGATAAACAAACTGGATGGTGGTCTGGCACTACGTTAGATGACTGTATTGTTAGAGGACATAAGATGGTATCCACAGTTAGATTCAATGGATTTGACTATAGGTCACAGGACTTTGGATATAATCTAGAGACAAATGAGCAGGCATGGGGCAAGCCAAAAGAAGAAGGTGAGTTTCAATTTGTTGCTATAAATAACTAAAACGTTAATAAAATGAAAACAAGGTCGGACTTTCTAGGAAGAGACGGATACACATGGTGGGTTGGCGAGGTTGAGTCTAATAAAGACCCCTCGGAGCTTGGTCGTGTCAAGGTGCGTATTCTTGGTTGGTATACAGGAAGTTACGATAAAGAAGCATATACAAAAGAAGTCCCAACAGCATCGTTACCTTGGGCAAGTGTATTGTTACCAACTGACCATGCACAGACTAAAAATACAGGTACAACCTGTCAACTACAGCCAGGTGCATGGGTATTAGGATTTTTCCTTGATGGAGATGAAGCACAGTTACCTTGTGTATTAGGAGCATTCAGAGGATTTCAGCAGAAAGAAAGCGATAAGAAAACGACTATTGCTGATGGCACAGAAGGTGTAAAGGCAAATAGTTTACAGAAAGATTTAACTGGTGCAGAAAGGAATGAAGGTAATCCTTTCGTTAAAGTGCAATCAGAGACACCTTCAGATGATAGTGGTAACACAGAAGAATCACGTGGTGCTATATCTCAAGGAGAGGAAGCACTGCCAGGTAATGTAATTACTAATCCAATCAAACCCTCTGTAGAAGCAAACTCTATTGCAGATGGTGTTGGCGGACCTGGTGGGTCAGGATTTGAAATAGATTTGAAACGTATGTTGCAAGAGTTGGGTGAAATGTCATCCGCTTCAGCATGGACTAAGAATGGTATGATTTCACTTGCAACAGGTCATAAGATTGCAGGAGATAAAATTAGAGAGCATCTCGGAAGAATTACTAACTTCTTATCCTCAGGTATTGCAGGAATCCTTGCACCATTAAAAGAATTACTAGCAAAGATTATTGCAGAGGTTATCAATGCTTTAGTTAAGATTGTATCTAAATTCATTCCTCTCGGTGTTATCAATGCTATTCTTAGTTTAGTTGAAGAGATATTCAGTATATTTTGTGCTAAGACACCAATGTGGTTAGGACTGGTGAGGGCAGCACTGAATGACGTCACGAATTTCGCAAACCAGATGGCATCGCTTGCCATTAATAAGGTGATTAATGCTGTTAATAAAGCAATCGCTGATGCAGTTAAGGCAGTTACATGTCGTATATTAAATGGTATCACTGCAGCAATGGAAAGAATCAAGGGTGTTGCGGGTGATATTATTGCAGCAGTCTCTACAGCAAGAGCGATAGCTGGTATGGCAAGAGCAATCGGGTCTACTGTTTCTAAAATCTTTGAAGTTGACTTCACTAAGTTAGATTGGGGTAGTTTGATTTCTATTATTAAAATGCTTCTTGGCACACTCTTTAAGAAAGATTGTGGTAGGAAAATTAAACGACCTAAACAAAATCGGTGGTATCCTCTGATAGGTACGACATCATGTACAAACATAGATGATGCAGTAAAAGGCACACCATATAAATGTGGTGACTTAACTTCTAAGGGTGAGAGTCCAGGAATTACTATTCCAGGTTTGAGTTATATTGATAACATGTTTCAAAACTTAGACACAAAGTTGATGGAGGTAACTACCTTCCTCGATGGGTCTAAGATTATTCATGATGCAAATCCAGGTAAAGTAAAATCTATTATCTCAGGACCTGGTGGTGTATCTCTGTTTGAAGATGAGTATGGTAACAAACATACCAACGTGCCTAATAATGAAACAAAAACTGTTGGTAAAGATTTAGCACAAACCATTAAAGGTAATTATGTATTGACTGTTGAGGGAGACATGTATCTCAAAGTCATGGGTAATTATCATGAAGAAATTACTGGTGCAAAGAATGAGCACTCATCTAACGGTCCTCAATCAGAGGCAGATGGGTCATCTGATAGTCCTAGTGACGACCAATTAGATAGTATGCTGAAGGATGTTGATACTAACGTGACATCAAATCATACAAACAGTAGCACCTTTAAATCAGCAAACTCAAGTAATAATGATAGTGGTAGTGGTAGTAGTGTTAATGTGCCAACAGGGTCTGGTGGAAACTACTTAAACTATACAAAGGTGTTTAAAAAGAAAGCAGGAGATAGATATCAAATATTAAAGAAGAATAATTTAGGTGGATTCTACCCAGTAGATGAGATACCTTATCATCCTGATGCTGACGAGTGGGGTAGGACACCATACGGTCCTCAACTTAAGGCAGAGTTGCAAGATGATAACGAGCAAAAGTCTGCAATGCGTAAGGAAGGAGACCATGAAATTGCATACACAGGTGAGGTGGCAATACAGGGGTCTAAAGTTAAGATTACTGCTGTTGAAGGTATTAACTTGAATGCTCAGACAGTTAGGACAGAAGCAAATACTATTGAAAACGTTGCAGATGGTGAGATAGTTAACGAAGCAAACTGGATTACATCCTTCTTAAATGCAGGAAGATTTGAATTCGTTGCACTATTCAATCCGTTTGCTGCATTGACTGGACAGTTTAGTCTAGTCAAAGGGTCAATCGTTGATATTGTAACTGACTTACCATTCCCATCAGTTTCACCACCAACTCATACACGTATTGCGGTGTCATCTACCATACCAGGTTCTATGAATGACATCATTGCAGGGTCAGTGTCAGGTGTCCATAACACATTCATCGCTGCTCCTACAGGTGTTATCACTGAATTTGTAACCGCAGGAAACATCATGAATCAAGTGGTGGCAGGCATGGCGTCCTACTCTGTGGGTGCAGGATACATGGCGACTGGTTGCGGTTTCGGACCTCATCAGGTCTATGGCTTGCCATTACTCCTAAACTAGGGTATACTAGGGAGAGAAACTACTCCCCTCATGATTGAAAGCTTTGATGAGCTCAACAATACGACCACGTATTTGGAGCATATCTGGGTAGAGATACCCAAGCGTAGCGTAAAGATTCTTGATACAGAAGGTTACGAAGAGACCGTAACATGGAAGTTTGACACAGAAGGAATGGAAGGTTTCATGGAAACCTTGACCACATTTCAAGACCTCCCAGAAGATTTAATTACTTACCTATGAATATCATTAGCGTAGAAGTTGCAGAGTTTAAAGCAAACTTTGACTTCATTATGTCACTTGTAGCAAAAGGACATACAGTAAAGATTAATACAGGAGACAAAGTTGCTATAATTACATCAGTAGCACAAGCTCCACCAGAAATAAATATTCCGCAACCAGAGGAGTTTGTGCCAGACCCTGCAGGCACACAAGCATTCGTTGCTGAATCTCTTGGACAAATGACAAAGGATTTTTAATGGACAAACTTAGTGATAAATTAGAAGATGTAATCCAAAGTGAAACTTATGGATTCTTTCCTACACCTGTTACAAGAATCAAAGCACCAAATCATGCAGACCTTAAAAAAGGAATCATGGAGTGGATTAGTAAAGAAGATATTTTACCTAAGCATGGAAGGGAGTCAATTTGCCATGGCATCTCACAAATAGGAGAGACTAATAAACTTTTTAATGACTATTATGAGTTTAGGACGACTATTATGGATGCTGTTGCCAAGCATAATGAGTCATCTTATAACTATAAATCAGACTTACAAGTCTCTGAGAGTTATCTAGAGTTAGCAACTGAAGGTGCAATCTACGCACCTCATGAGCATAGTAATTGTGTATACTCACTTACTTACCTTGTTAACTATAATCATGAGCAACACGCATATATTAAATGGAGAAAGAATGTTGCATCTAATCACTATCCCATATTGCAGATAGATAGTGAAAATCCAACTGCTTTTAATTTAACAGAAGCAACTTTCAATATGGAGGAAGGAGATATTATTATCTACCCCTCAAACGTTACACATGGATTTGATTCAAACCCCAGTAACGATAGAATTGCATTCACAGCTAATATCACCATAGGTTGATGGTCAAGGCAGAAATCACACATAACTATTGCTACCTTACAATGTATACTCAGAAACCTGAGGAGACAGTAAGGGTGATAGTCATGATGTATTTCATCAATGGCATTCCATTTACTTTTGAAGAGTTACCTCAAGCAGTGCAAGACTTAGATGATGTGAGGACAGAGGCAGATTGGTATTCGCTAGAATATACTGACATAGACTTGTATCATGCGAGTGAATATCTTATAATGGAGCAGTGTCATCCACTCATCTTCGATATGGAATATATGACTGACAACTATGAAAATATCCCCGAATAATATTTTTAATCAAACTTTTTATTGGAAGTTTAAAGCACCCAATAGTGAAGAGTTGTCAGAGTTTGTGATGAAACAAAAGAGTGGAGACCCAGTACCTTGGGGTAAACTCTGCTCTGTTAAAATGACACAGATACTAGACGACATACTTCCTATGATGCAACCTAGTATCAATAAATTGTGTGAAGCACTTGACCAAAGAATGCTCATGTCTATGAATAGACCTTGGGTAAGTCATTACGAAAGAGGGGATTATCAAGAACCTCATGACCACAATGACTGTGATGTTGTTGGTGTTTTCTTTCCAGAATATTTGGAAGGGTATTCACAATTTTATTTCCTAGATAGACATGTGGACTTGTCACCAGTTTGGAAGCACGTTTTACAGACTGAGCAGACACACATTCCTAAAATCGAGGCGGGAGATATTCTATTTTTTCCTGGCCACATGTTTCATGGGGTAACATCCCACAAACATGACAACGTAAGAAAAACATTATCCTGCAATTTTTGGATAAAAAATATTGCACCTAAACTATTATGAAATTATTTCTTGATTCCGCTATTACAGATGAAATCAGACAGTATTACAATACTGGTATGATTGACGGAGTCACAACTAATCCCACTCTGATATACAAATCAGGCAGAAACCCAGAAGATGTATACCAAGAGTTAATCGATATGGGTATACCTGATATTAGTATGGAAGTCGTAGGTGACGAAAATACTATGATTGGTGAGGGTAGAAGACTGATTAAAAAGTTTGGTAATCGTCAAGCAACAATTAAAGTGCCCTGCACAGTAGAAGGTCTAGCCGCATGCAGAGCATTATCAGAAGAAGGAGCAAGAGTAAACGTCACTCTTATATTCTCATTAGCACAATCTATACTGGCACATAAGTCGGGAGCGACATATGTTAGTCCATTTGTAGGTAGAGTTGATGATAACTCATTCAATGGTTTGGAATTGATTAAAGAGATTACTGCTACATTCTGCACACAAGATGTAGATACAACACATGTATTGGCAGCATCACTTCGTGATGTGCATAGCGTTGCTGAATGTTTCACATACGGTGCTGACATTGTTACAATGCCACCTAAAATCTTTGACAAGATGTATAATCATGTATTGACTGAGAAAGGTTTAGCATTATTTGACGCAGATTATGCAGCAACAATCGGTAAAACACTTTAAAAATTGGATTGACGAGTGTTTTTTCTCGGGTGTGACATGGAATGATGTCATTGATAAGGTTGATTATGATGTATTAAATGGTGAGTGGGGTTATTGTGAAGACCCTCAAGAAGGATTCATACCCACTATTGTATGTGAAGGTAAATGGAATGCACCTAATCTACAACCTATCATAGACAAAGTTGCAGATAATTTTGATTATCATAGAGTCCATACCTATATTTCATTCGCTAAGGGTAAAACACTTGGCAGACACAATGATACAATGGATGTATTCATTGTAAATGTGTTGGGATTGGTGAAATATAGGTTTGATGATGGCACAGATATAATCTTAAGACCTGGCGATGGCATACATATTCCTAAAGGAGTGTATCATAACCCATCGGTTATAGGACCTAGATGTAGTCTATCCTTCTCAAAGGAATAGAACGCTTATAAATAAAAAAGTAGCAAAGTAGTGTTGAATTTCAGTGGCAACTAAAAGAATATCCCAGTTAGATACAATCGCAGACGCACTCGTAACTGGTGAAGCTATTCTGCCTATTGTTATATCTGACCCGCTAATTCCAAACCGTAAAGCAAAAGTTAATCAACTTTTCAGAGGTTTATCAGCAGGGTCGCAAACTGCGCCTGGATTAGCCTTCGATTTGGACAGGGATTCGGGAATTTATCAAAGTGCTGTCAATGAAATTGGTATCACATTTGGCACAGCAGCGTTTTATAACACACGCAGAAACAATACAGATGGGTCATCGACCTTAGTTGTTAGAGCTGTTGACACTGCCTCTGCAACATCAAGCATTGAATTCACACCTCAGGGTAGTGGATTCTTTACTGTCAACGGTCCTATTATTCAGACCGATGCACAGTTTTTCTTAGGGGGCGACCAAAACCCTGCTAAGAGAGCACACTTTAACGTAGATACCATATCTACACAGTCAGGGACACGTCGTTTTGACCTACCAAACGTGGGGACAAACACAAGCACAACGTTGCTTGCAAACGATACATTCCAGACTATTACTAACAAGACAATTATTATCAAGGACGGTGAGTTACAAATCACAGGTTCTACATCAACAGATAAGATTGCTAAGTTAGAGTGTGACGCATGGGAGTCACCAGGTTTACATACCTATAGACTACCTGACTTTGGTGCTGCTGTAACACAGTCGACTCTATTGGATGACGTTACAGAGCAAAACGTATTCAATAAGAATATGGTTAACCCCACATTCTCGAATACACCTTCAAGTGATGAGCAGAATGACCCTACTCGTTATGTTATTTTTGATTCTTCTGAGCTAACTTTAAACAGGACAGTTATATTTCCTGACCTTAATATCAAGGTGGTTGGTGAAGCATCATCTCAAACAATAGAGAATAAACTGTTTAAGGGAGCAGTTTTCTGTGACACAGACGTAAGTGATGGCGAAGGTAGAAAGATACAATTCGACCTGTCTAACATAGAAGATAACCAGACATATGCTTTTGGTTTCCCAAATAATGCGGTTACCGCCCCATTAAACAATGGTGGTGCTACAAATATCTTAGTTACTGAATTAAAAACACAGACTCTTAAGAATAAAACCTTAGAGCTTACTAAGATAAATAACCCAGACGACGTTAATGGTGAGATAACCATTGATGCATCAAATTTGACTGGTGCACGCACCATTCAATTCCCAGATGCTGATGCTACGTTGCTATCTACTAACAACATTAGTGATGTTGCAATCAGTTTCGGTGGTGCATTGTCCGCTCCTGTATTGGGCGGTCAGATTCGATTACAATCATTTTTCCAAAGCGGATGGTAAGTAAATGACAGCAGGAAGACTAGCCGCTGCTAAACCAGGGGCGACTACAAACACAACGGTATATAGATGCCCTACTACAGTAACTGGTAGCACAGTATTAAATGTGTGTAATCAGTCAGGAAGTGCAGCGACATATCGGACAGCATTGAGAGATTATGACCAAGTGTTACATCTAAGTGGCACACAGTCATCCACAGGTGCAGCAGCCTCACCTTTTAAGTTAGATAAAGGTAATCCAATTACGGCATATAAAATCCAGACAAACCCAGGATTCCAAGATGCTAACGCAATTCCAGGCACAACTTTTACATCAACAAATAATTCAATAGCAACGATTCTTGATGTATTCAAACCAACATCAGACGTTACATATTACACTATAGTTGCACCTGTCTCACAGACTCAGTTAGAAGCTAATAGTCAAGCAGGTACTTTCAGTAATGGTGAGACAATTACAGGAGCAACATCAGGTCTTACTGCGGTCTATCGTGGAGGAGCAGATACTGAATTAACATTACAATTTACAGATGTTACTACAGGAGCAACCACATTTAATATTTCTAGGAATACTGGTCTTGCTGACGGTATGTATCTTACCTTGGGTATTGCCCAAAATACAGATGGGTCTCCTGCAGATACGGAAATCGTTAGTATCGATGCTAGTGGAATTAATACAACAACAAATGTTTTAACTGTTACTCGTGGTGCTCTTAACACAACTCCTAGGGTTATCCCTGCAGGAAGGTCATGTAATGCATGGAGTGCATCTGCTACAGTTACAACTATTGATGAGGGTGCGACATTTGCATCAGGTGACCTAACATTGACAGTTGCAGATTCTACTGGATTTGTTTCTGGTGGTAAGATGTTAATTGATAATGAGATATTAAATATCACAGACGTAGCAGGAAATGATATAACTGTTGAGAGAGCACAGTATGGCACAGGAGACGTTGACCACAACAATGGTGCAACAGTTACACTGTTAACAGATAATGGTGTATATCTTGCTAACTATTTTACTGAATCAGAGAGTATTTCTGGTGGCACATCAAACGCATCAGCAACATTAGGATTCTCTACTGCGTCTGACGCACTTATCACTAATAAGTATCTTCTCTCTGAAACACAGGGTAGTGGACATATACTTTTTGGGTCTATACTTATCAGAAAAGATAGATTATATAAGTTTGATTTAAGTGACTCTAGTAACAACAACTATCCACTTAAATTCTCTGCAGATGAGGCTGAAGGTACAAACGCAGACCCAACCCCAGGTACTGAATATACTGCAGGGGTCAGTAAAGTAGGTACCGCAGGCACAGGTGGAGCATATACTTCAATCGCAGTAACAGACTCCACTGAGATTAACCTATTTGCATATGCAGATGGAAGTCCTGCGGGTAGCACAACTGGTATTGGTTTCTCACTTGCAGTTGATGAAAACCCTGCATATAATGAGATTTACATCTATGATGTAAAGGGTGAGCCTCTTGCAGCAGGCGACACATTCACTGTTAATAGTGTTACCTATACTATCACAGCAGACAGTTTAGCTGGTGGTAATGCTGCTGTAACACCAGGACCATTTGGTTATGTGCAGTCATATGACCCAGTTAATGCTCATCTGAAAGTTACGTTAGGTGAAGGGTCAACTCCATTTACTGCAGGCACAGAATTTTACGATACACCAACGTTAAACAATGGTACTCGTACAATGGCAAAGGTTGTAACTGGTAAGATACTTACTGTCAACTCTATTGGTGCAGCAGATGGAAGTAGAGCAGCAGGCACATACACTATCTCAGCTCCATCAGGCACTACAGGTAGTGGCACAGGAGACACATACTCTATAGTTGTGGATGGTAGTGGTGCAGCGACTGTAACTATTATTGATGGTGGTGAAGGTCATGCAGCAGCAGATACAATTACAGTTAACGACTCATTACTTGGGTCTGGTGGCGGGGCAGCGTTGACATTTAATGTCGCTACAGTTAGCACAGGTGTCAATACAGACCAAGCAGCAATTTATAATGCGGAAGATTATGTATTCTATGATAAGTCAGTTGCAGCAAATACAACTGATAAAAATAGTGCAATCATTGTAGGTCCTGGACAAAACTTGACAGTCTACTCCTCAGCAGGCGACTTAAGTTATGTGGTTACAGGGTTTGAATCTCCTTCTGATGATTTCACAGTAGTCAATATGACTAAGGTATCATCAACTGGTGATGGTGGAGCTGGTGGAGCAGCACCCTAACTAAATATTTCCGTAGGAATTCCTTAAATGGCACTAACCCGACTTAAAAATATCATCACGTCGAGGACAGGTCGTATTATATACGTCAACCCCGACGACTTTGATGCGTCTGATGCATTTGATAATAGAGGTAACTCAGCGTTACGTCCATTTAAGACGTTGCAGAGAGCATTTCTTGAGGTAGCAAGATTTTCATATAGAGTTGGTTTGAGTAATGACGAATTTGACGCATTCTCAATCTATCTCTATCCATCAGAGTATGTTATTGATAACCGACCTGGTTTAGCAGATTATAACCAAATCCAACCATTTAATGAGAATACTAACTTTGATTTAACGTCTGCAAGTAACGAATTATATAAATTTAACTCTACTCGTGGTGG